CGGCCCAGACTGAGGAGGTGCTATTTGCTGGGTAGCCCCAGGTATACCCATTTGGGCGTTAGTGTAACGCATAGCAGGACCAAGGTTTTGAATGGCACTTTGTTGAATCATATTGTTAGCATCGGCTTCAAGTAGCATTTTCCGCTGTGGGATAATTGCCCCAGTTGCGTAGTCTTTAACTAGGTCATAACGCATATTGGGGTTAATACCCATACCGGGGAACAACTGCATAGCAGTGCCCACCCCTTGACGGTCGTACATGCGTTTTGCGGCTTCATCAATCCCCCCATACATCTTTGAGGGGTCTTTCCACATGAATTTTCTAGGGGTGTAATCCAATTGATACCCGGGCCCTAAAGACTGGTTGGTGTTCTGCATATAGGTGTTATATTGCCTAGCGTTCCCTCTCCCTCTGGCCCCGGCACCAATAAGGCCTCCGATGACGGTGCCTATTGCGTATCCAAGTTCATTACCACGGCGTGCCATTAAAATGCTGCAATCCCAGAGATTATGCCAGGAATGGCACTAAGTAAACTACTACCAAGACCGCCGCCTTGAGACCGGGAGGCGTTCGCTGCTAGCCTAGATTGATAAGCTTGTAATTGGCCCATGTAGTTGTTCTGAGCCCAGTTATTACCTTGCTGGCTTAACTGTAAGCCAATCGGTAACCCTGCCAATTGCTGTTGTAAAGAGCCACTGTACATCCCCCCTAAAGCTTGTAATTGCTGTAGTTTGCGCATCTCTTCTTGGTTTACAAAGTCTTTCCCCATAAGGATAGAGCTGCGGATGATATCGTTGTAAGCGGGCTGTTTAATATCACGCTCAAGCTCTCCTAACTGGTCTGTAAAAGGAGTGACAGACAAAGTACCGAACCTGGCTCCAACATCCTCACGTAAGGCTTTATAGGTCTTGTCATACTCTTTATTAAATTTGTCCATTGCAGCGGCGCGGTAAGTCTCTTCTTGTCGCCGTGACTCATCTAAAATCGCTTGTGAGGGCCTGCCAATCTGTGGCATTAACTCCATTAACTGTTTTCTGTTTTGATCTCTGACCTCAATGTCAGCAGGGTCTTCCCAATATTTAGTTTCAATACGTCCTTGAGGGCCCATATAGGTCCCTTGAGCCACACGGCCATTTATATATACTGATGAGGGTTGGAAGGGGGGTGGTGATGGTTCTTTTCCCGCCGCTACCCGATTTGCCGCCCATGGTAGTCATCCCATTCTTTGCGTGTCATTGATAAATATTGTCCATGTATAGGATGACCATTAATTAATCTTACATACCTTCTCTCTTCAAGACTTGTAAAGCCGACACGGTGCAATAAGTACCTTACAGCACGGTTTTTGCTATCAAATTCCGCCCTAATAATCTCCAAGCCGTCAATAGCAAATAATGCCTCACAAAATTTGTAAGCAGCAACGGTTGTAAATATTGGATTTACACCGCGCTTAAAAACCCCGCCAATCTCAACAGAATAATCTGTCCAATTATGAGCCCACGCTACACCCTTAAACTCATCACCATCGAACACCAAAGTAAACCATGGGCAGCACTGGTCAATAAAATATAAAACCTCATCAACAAATTTCCCATACTCAGGGATTTTTGACTGAGAGAGAACCAATGTAGGGTAGCACTCAAAGAGTTCCAGGAGTTCTGGTAAACGCCCCACATTGGTCTCTCTATGTAACCCACCGCCCAGTACTAAGGGCTGGAAATTTAGGCTTTGTAAAGAATTGTAAAAGTTTTGTAATTGTTTATCTGTAAATTCTCGTTTTTGACAATAAATAACCGTCTCATTAGCGATATCTTTAATAAGCGTCAAGATATTCCACCTCAAAACCATAGGCTATGAACTCGTACTCTGTGCCGTCGGAGTCGGACAGTAATTCAAAAGAAAAATGCCTTGCTGTTAAATTGGGCGCAAAGTCTTTGAGTTCGATTAGCTCACCTCCATAAGTATCAATATCATACTCCCCAATTCCATAAGCAGCAGACCCCTCATCGCCTGAAAGTGTTATAGTGCGCTCTTCTAAGGCGAGATTGTCATTAAAATCTGTAAAGAAACGAATGGTTAAAGTTGTGCTCGCTGGGGCGCGAAACCAAAGCCACATCCGCAAAATACTCTTTTTGGATTTTGGGGACTCAAAGAAAACCATGGGCTAAGGATTCTTTTCTGGAAAGACCCGGCAACAACACTAGACCCTTGAAACTCTTGGAGGATTTTCCCATCATTAGTCCCTGTTACTACCACCCCATTAATAACAGCCGCACAGGTAATCTCTGTTGCCTGCCTAAAGCACCACCCCCCAGTAGTCATGTTGAATATGGCGGCTATAGTAAACCCGGTGTAGCCAGGCTGTGGGAAATACCCAATAAGTTCGTTCTTGAGCTGGTTTGACAGTAGGATCGGCTCATCTAAGCGGGTTCTATCTATGGGTACCATTGGCAGAATCGATTTAATGCCACTGATAAACGGGGCGATTCTCCTTGTTATTTCTAGCTGTGCGTTTAATTTAATAACCCCTAAATCAGTGGTAACCAGAGGTTTTATCCAGTTTCCTGTAAAAAGTACAGGTTTTCCGTGTCTTTAGCCCAAGCGTACCTCCCAGTCAGGCTATCGTTAGTCGCCTTAGGGTCAACAGAATATGTTGACGGGGTTGCCCCTGTAAGCAGGTAGAGCCTCGGGCGAGAAGAAAAAATAGCTAATGCAGACCCATAATCCACAACCCCTGTCAGAGTTGAGTCATCAGTGAACAAATTAGATAACGAACCGGCGTCACCTGGAGATGTCCAATCGTTTTCGTTACCAAGGGCACAGTAATAAACGGTTGAGCCCGCAATGGCGAATATTCTCCCCCCGCGATAGACGGCGGCGTCATGAGGTTTTATGCTACTCCATGAGGCAGGAAGGCCTGTCAAATTAGAAACACTTGTACCATTCCATGCCCAGGGGGTGTCAACCCCATTAAAGCAAATGGCCTTGCTGTTAAATTGTATAAATTTGGGCTTAGCAGCACTGTTGAGACCTGTTTTAATTTCTGTTTCAGGGCCGCCAGAAAGAGACATTACATAAGCCTTACCGCTTGCCTTGGTATAAATAACATACCAGGTGTCATTGATCTTATACCCATCAAGCCCCAGTATGGCCTCGTCATCAGTCACTCCACTATTAAGCTGTACATTGCCTTTCTGAGTAACGAAGCCCCCCTCCTCATACAGGTCCATATTAGAAATCAAGCGCATTTCTGTTGCTTGAAGTGTCTGGTTAACCCTGGCTTGATTTGATCTGAGGTTAACCCCACCGGTGTTGTCAGTGTAAAAGAAATCTTTAATAACAGCATTCATGGCTAATCGCCCGGGTAGATAGAAAAGAACGGGTAATAAAGCTGTTCGTTAATACAGCCTTTATAGGTGTAGCTAGGCGCTATGACTTCAGGAGGGGCGTCGTCCCCGGGCTGATTGCCCATATCTAAAAGAATGTTTGTTAATCGCTCAAAATGGGCTTGAAGCTCTTTGTATTTCTCGTCTATCTTTTGTTGCCTTCTCACGCTTGCAGCAGCACCGTAAACCAGAACATCTTGCCATTGGTCTTCGAGGAAGACTAAATCATCAGTTTCAGAGAGGGTTAGCTTTTTAGTTGTCCCAGTTGAATCTGTACCAATATGCATCCCGTAATAACGGACATAGACCTGAGACCCATCTGGCGTGGGGTGTAATATTAATTCCCCCCCATAACTACTGTAATACCTAGGGGTAGCATCTGACGTTGAGAGCATGTAATCCAACTGCTCATAAGGCATAAATATAAGAGGACGTTCATTAGCTACAAGCCTTACCCCGTGCCTGGCCAGGCGATTAATAGCCCACATAGTTTGGTTATACGGGGCTGAAGCAAGATTGTAATTCCGGGTCCCCGAAGTGGTGGTAAGGGTGTACTCGGTTTCCTTGAAAATCCAGTTGAAAGCGTTATTGAGATATCTCAACGTTTCATTAATGGCGTCAAAAACCAGTTCTTGTTCTGTTGTTGGACTCGTAGGAAAAGAGGACGAGACCGTAAGCCCCGCCCTCCTTTCAACCTGCTTCATGTAATAAAACAGGTCTGAAGCCATTATTCTAAACCTCTAGTCCGACAAGCCAGTGAGACATTGTAAGACAAGGTTCCCGCAGAGGGGGCAGATACCTTAGCTCTTACAAATCCCTTACTAAAACCAGTCAGCCCTTCATTAGACAGGGCTAAACGGCTTTTAATAGGCGATGAGGTTGTAGCACCGTTAACAGCAACAGAAGTGTTGGCGATATCGTTACCACCACTGTCTTTCATGGTGCTCCAGTCATTAGAGAAGAACACAAAGTCATCATTGCTAAATGCAGCACCGTCCATGTAGAATTCACGGGCGATGGTCAAAGTATTAGATGACTTTGAGGAACTGATTGCCCATTCATATTTGGTCAGTCTGTAGGTGTTCCCCACTTTAGTGAACTGAGCCAACAGGATAGGCATAACAGCGTTAGGAATAGAGGAGGCGTCATCAACTACCAAGGTGGTCCCAGATGTAGACAGGCCTGCTGTCTGGTTAATCTGGGTATAAGAAGCAATGGGGTCATTAGCTTCTTCCAGGGAGAAGTCAACAGTAGGAGCGGTTGCAGTCTCTGCGGTAACAGAGAGGGTTGCGACCAGCTCTTCTGGGTCTAACGCAGTAACTCCAGGAAGGTCTATTTCATAGGTGTTAGAAGAAACGGTAAACCGCTTCTTAATGCGTCTTGTACCAATCGGCAATCCGTAACGGATAGCAGAAGTGGTAGTTAACTGCATGTAGTTGTTTGTGTACCAGTTATGGCGCATAATTCAGCATTTCCTCAGTAATTTTTACTTGTTCGAGCTGAAGTAAGTAATCAGTGTATTTTCTGGAATGCTCAAAGTCAGCAAGGAACTGATTAATAGCAGAGCCATCAAACAGGTCCCCAACGTATTCTGCTGTCCCCATATCAGGAAGAAACTTGGTAGGCTTGGTACGCTTCCCTTGAATCAGGCCTTTTGCTGGGTGCAACTTTTCTATATTGCTTTTTTTTCCAGACTCGTACAGTAAGATTCGCCCAGAAAACATCTTCCTTACCTTCCTTAATGAGCTTGGTGAAGTACCTATGGAAACGCTCCATAATCCGAACCCCATCACCTTTTTGGAGGTGATTCATTGGCCGAGGAGGTAACCCTAAAAACTTCATAGCCTCAGGGCCGGTCAAGATTTGCTCAATCTTATTTCGTCGGAACCCTTCCGCTTCATGTTCTAAGGATAGGTAATAAGAAGCATTGCCTCTATCGTAGCTTTCTGGCAACGAAAGATAAGGGGAAGGGTTATCGTCTTCCAGTAATAAGTCTTCCACATTCTCTTCCGTTGGTTCTACTTTAGCTCTTGGCATAAACGGTTATCCTATCTTACACAGAAACTTTGCAGACCAGTTTGGCTAAAGCGTTGTCGTTAACGGCTTTCCCACCGTAAACCATCAAGCTTCTATTACCGGTCGCAAACTTTGTCTCTAAACGCAGGTCTTCAGAGGTGTTTATTTGTTGTACAAAGCTGTACCCAAGGTTAACACCGGCCAAGACGTTGTAATAAGAGTCATAAGTGTCAGTCTCTGGGGTAAGGGTTAATTGGGTTGAGACTTTGATTTCAAAGCCTGCAATTTCACCAATAACGCCTTTACGGATGATTTCATCCCCCATATCGGTTGCGTGGGTGAAGTTGCGAGACTTTTTAATCTCCCCTTCTACACGATAGGGAACAATTAACCAGGGCCGTTGGTTGGTAGCACCAAAGACTTTGGCTTCCCCTAAGGTTGTGTAGAGGTCGCACAACACGTCATAGATGTTATCTCCATTGATAGGGATGGTCATACCCTTAGGAGTCCCACCAATAGTGTTGTACACAGGAACGGCGGCGGCTATTTCGGTTAAAAGAAACAGGTCAACTAATTCTTTACCGGCAATCGCTACACGTTCTGCTTGAGACGCCATTACATCGAAGTCAGTCTGATGGATATCAACATCGTCGATAGAAAAGGCGTTGTATTTAATTTGGTCCACTACAAGGTCAACAGAGCTTTCTGTGATAGTGGAGTAAGTAATTGAGGTTGAATCAGGCACATAAGAAGACCAGCTTTGGACAGGGATACCACGAATAGTAACCATGTCACCGGCATTTACTAAGTGCTCTGCATACTGAGAGTTTACGCAATCATGCGCAACACACTTCTCATCAAAGTTTTCTTTGATGAGGTCAGAAAGTAAAATGGGACATTAGACCGGGAGGATTTAGTGGCTGAACCACGGTTGAAAGACATGAGGCTTATTCTCCTTTAAGGGTGTTATTGACTAGCTGCTTACCTTGAGGGGATTTCAGGAGCTCCATGTATTTCTTGAAGTTTTTGGACCGTAATTCCATCATGTACTCATGGGTTAGCTCGCCTCTTTGGGCACCTTTCCCACCTTTTCCGACAACGGAACTAAGTCTTTCTTTTGCCGGGTCTTTACCAGTCCCACCCCTTGTGCTTTTTACACCTTCTTTATGGATTCCCGCGAAAAACTCATGGCTTCCATAATTTTAGGGATTTCAATAGGGCGGCCTTGCTCAAGTTCACTGTCAATATAGAAGTCAATCCCTTTCTGAATACTGGGAATCTTGTAATAATCGGCGTATTCAGGGTGTGTAGATAGCATCGTTTTGGCATGTGAAGCCATAATCGGGGCCATCATATGGTAATTGGCTTGTATTGACTGATTAGCTACCCATCTAGTGTACTCGTCTGGCTGTTGGAGCATAAAGTCCTGAAGCCGTTCACGTTCAGAGACAGGGTCGCTAGCTTGGCTGGTCTGGTAAGCCTGGTTATTTAGCCTTTCAAAAAGAGCGTTATGGCGGGAGAGTTTTTCTTCAAGGTCCTGAATTTTAGCCTTGGTCTCTCTATGCTGTTGGCGCTCTTGCTGTAGAGCTTTAGCGATGTTCCCCCGCTTAGGGGCGTCTGATTCCTCAGAATCTTCCTCATCATCAAGAAAGGATTCGTCCTGATCATCATCATTTTCATCTTCTAATAGCTCTAGGCTTTGATCTTCATCGAAACTCATAATGGTCTCCTGTAAAACACTCAGTTACGCTGGCGAGTCGTTAACCCGATAACGTGGGGCTAAATACGAAAGCACCCGGTAGGTGACCATTACATTGTCAAGATAAATTTAAGATTCAAATTCGTCTTCATTAATAGGCAGGTTAAGAAGCCGCTTGGTTTCAATAAGTTCTCTGTCTACCAAGGTGAGAACAGACAACATCCCCTCCTTAAACATCCTATGCATTTCGTTCTGGATTGCTATTCGCTCCAGGGAGGCCTGGTTGCCCAATTGGTATTCCAAGCGGGATATCGCCCCAGGTTGTCCTGGTTGGCCCTGTCCTGCACTAGGGTCTTGAATTCCTCCCATCGCGGGTCCTGTTGGTGGGACCTGAGGCGTTGGAGGACCGAATAAAGCTGCTTGTGCTTCTTGTGCGTCACCGAATAACCCCTCCTTTAGTTGCGCAATGATTAACGCTGGGTCTATACCCATCTGTAGTGCCATCTGAATCTGTTGCGCCTTCATCTCCATGGCGGCCTGAACTGTAAATTGGACTAATCCGCTCTCTATATACTCCTTATCATCTTTAAAATACTGTCCTGGCTTCTCATTGCCTAGATTCCGCCATATCATTTTAGCAAAATCTACTTTTTTCAACCACTGAGCTAATTCAGGGTCAGCCAGCATTTGTTGGAATAAAGCAGCAGACTCTTTAAGGTGTTGTTTGCGCTCAAGTTCGGCCTTATTATCTAAAATAATGTATTCATAGTTGCCATAATACACTTCAGGGCCAATTTCTTTGAATTCACGCTTCCCGTTATCGTTATCAATCGGGATTTTCATCGAATTAGGAGAGAAGAAAGCGTTCACTAAAGCGACCGCTTCAACAATAGGAATCTTGAAATCAGCATTAAACAAGTCAACCAGGCGGTCAATAATCATATTACCCACAACCTGTAGGCCCTGATACTCAGTCGCTGTCTGAACCTTATCATTGGTGGTAACATTGCCGGACAATTGACGTGTAGCACCTGTGGTCGCCTCGGATTGTCCCTCGAATAACTGTATAAAATTAAACGGGGCCTCTGCATTGACAGGAATAGGCTCGGGCTTAAAGTTGGGATTATTGAGATTTGGCTTGTATTTTATAATTTTACCTTCTGCCAGATAGTGTTTCTTCTGCTCAAAGGCTTCTTCAGGGCTTAACCACGCTGGGTTTATGTGCCTTTTACAGCCCTCAACCCCTAATGACAAGAGATTAGAGCCAGCATCAATAAGAGGCATGATGTATTCTATGGGCGATACTGACCAGCCATCCTCTGTGGCCTCATAGCACCATTTTATAAAAGGGTTGATGATAATGGGGTTGGTTTCAAATTTGATGAGCTTCTTACGCCCAGCAATGACTATTGTCCAGTTTCTAAGGTAGGTCCCATCTGGCAACCTTTGGTCCCCATGCATCTCAATAATTTCAATATTGCCATTCTCGTCAAAGCCCTCCATCATTTTAGAGCTCTGCTTCTTTTGTGATAATCGGTTGCGCTGGGGGGGTCCTTACTCATGGCCTGGATAGCCTCTTGCTGCAAGTCCTCATAGTTGGAAAAGGTAGGGTCTGCGGCTATATCCTCATAAACCATCCAGGTGCGGTATGCCTTAAAGCATTGGTCCCAGTTTCTTTGGTTGTCTACATCAAAACAAAGTCATAAGGGTCAACAATGCGTATAGTAGCGCCTTCCATCTCCATATGCTCCCCCATTTGGTGATTCTCACCCTGAGGTTGCATGTCTTGCAGGTTCCAAGACCCAATATGGCCTGTTAACCCTCGTCTAGGTTTCTTTTCACAGCAATATTGAATATGAGCGATCACAATACCTTTAGGAAGCCCATGCAAAACCAGCATTTCATCCATTTTTTGGCGGGCCCTGTCTTTTTAAAGTGTCTAAGCAACTGTATTTTGTGCATAGACGCTAATTCCTGGCTGTCCTCATCTTCCCCCATAACATCAAAAAACACTTCATCAGACTGAAGGGAACGTGACCAGAAATGACTAACTAGGGTCTGTACAGATTGCTTTCCAAAGGGGACAAGGCCATAAAACCGTTCTTTTGTGATAGAGGAAGTCACGCCAGTAATGGCCTGTTCAACTCTTTTCCACCGTTTTTGAGCGCACTCTTTTGAGTGTCGAATTTATCGAACCGCTTCACGACATAATCGACAAGCCAGGACTCGTC